CGAGTTTTCATGGCTCCGCGCCATCCCAAGTCACCGGGGCGTATCCAACATTGAGTTGTTGGGGAATCAAGTGTCAAACTACCATCTCGAAAGGATGTGCAGTACACTTCATTTCTCGTGGAGGAGAGAGTTGTAAAAACAGTTTGTTGAACAATTCACGGTCTATAGGCAAGGCCAGATGGATTGATCGGTATAGTGAAACATCATGTTAGGGAATGCATCCCTGAATTGTTTCAATACTCAGTCAAACTTCTCTTTCGCACGAGATATTGTGGGTCGAAACCTACCACACGTGTAACATTTGCACATGACAGTCCCTTTACAAAGGATCGTGTGTATTTTGTGGGCGGGCAATTCCTGTAAGACCGTAGCTTAACCAGCAAAAGTCAACCTGAAGGACCATGTCGCCCGTGGCAACGTAAGGCCAGAAGCATAACAGCGTGGGAAATTAGCATTACGAACCTTTTGTAGAAGTGTAGTGTGCTCATAGGTATAGATGTGTTCCTAAGAACCAAAATAAGTCCACGAAGCAAGGCCTGCTTAAACGTGGTAAAGCACTCGCGAAGAAAGTACGCGAGGTGGCCAAGAGTGCGAGGAAAAGCGGAGTGACCCGTTTTGTGGATAGAGCGTTGACTGATCCTTCACTGATGTCAATTATTCCACATGGGGGTGCGATAGCTGCTGGGTATGCTAGCATGAAGATCGCTGCTCGCAAACCAAAGAAAGTGACAACATCACCTTGTTTGAAGAAATGGTTCGATTGTGTTACGGAACCATTTGGTCAGAATGCTCAGGGTGCGTGCATTCCGTTTGGGGGCAATGTTGATTCCAACAGATATATGGGTTACATTCGTGGAGACATCACGATTGGAACTGGTAAAGTTGGTATACTCATATTGGCACCGTCACCATACAATGATGTAAATTGCATGTGGGTCACAAACGCAGGATTTACTGGCAACGATGCAACTTGGGTTACCAATCTTAACACTTTGGCCCCCGGTTTCACAGCACTCACTGTGACAAACAATCGTTTTTCTGCACAGAGTGTGTTAGGGTCGGCCGCTACACAGCGTGACATGCCACTACAAGTACGCATGGTTGGTGGAGGTATCAAGCTGTATTACACTGGTACCGAGCTAAACAAAAGTGGTCTGATGTCGATATATACTAACCCATCACATCAGAATGCTACGTATAACTCGAGTGGTGTATCATCCACTAGTTCACTTGGAGCGTATCAAGAAACGCTAATTTGTCCTATTTCGCGTGAACCGAAAGAGTACCCATTAACACCATTGTTGACAACCGAGCTTGAGTATTACAGCTTTCCTGTGTCTGGCACTGGTGTGCAAGCTGCGATGACGTCGTTTGCTTATCCATGGTGTAGTCAGCAAATAATCAATGGAGCGGGGTTATATGCTGTACCATCAGGGTTAGCGGCATTAACATATGCCGGCTCAGCATCTACCATTATTATGGTTACAGGTGTTGCTGGCGAAACCATCCACTTTGAGTACGCGATGCATTGTGAAGCAATTGGTGATTTGACCGAGGGTCAACGATTGCCGGCGGATTCTGATCCTATGGGAGTGGATGCTATGATGGCAGCACTCTCAAGACTCCAGATTGAGCGCAACAGTCATCCTCACAGCAGCTCAGCTAACGTCTTGAAAAGCGAGTATGTTAAAGTCATAGCTAGCAGAGATGCTAGGGTGAGTTTATAGGTTGAGCATGATGACCAATACCTGCCATTAATTCATGCACTTGAACGAGAGGTGATCTCATTTGTTGTTCTTGTCGCATCTGGCTTGTTTGTACTTTGGATTTTTGAGTGGTGAGAATAATGATACTGAAACATTTTAACAGTAATTAAGCTCGAGCTACAGAGTATAACTGAGCGATAAGTGTATCCACCTAGATGATCTAGTCTAACCGAGTCGGGTTAAATCTCTTAAACTTGTAAGATTAAATAAGTTATTATATAGTCGTTGTTGTGATAAATTCTGTTCGACTTTTAATATTCCATGCGGTATTTTAAATTCAATATGATATTGTTAAGTTACTGTGTAAATGACTAAGTTACCATGTAAATAGATTTTCATTTTAAGTTTATTAAGACTGTTTTGTGATTTGAAATCACATCACATGTGTGTCTGTTTGATTACCACACACATGGCTTTGTTCCTTGTTATGGAAACGAGGGGTATCCGTATTACGATTACGGCTTCTACCAAGTTGGTATCTTTTTGTTGAGGTTTTTTT